AGGCTTGCTTTGCGTGTATTTGTAACTACCTCGGGGCGCACATTAACATTGCACACTGAAGACAATCATCTTTGTCAAGTCATTACCACATTCTCAACTGGTCTAAACTCATTAAACGGCTTGAATGCTCAAGTGCAGAACTTTGCAGTTGGAACATCTGGCACTGACTTCGGTATATCATCTGCAACAGATACGCATACATTCAACCTACCAACTGCAAGTGCTGCTAACAGAGGTGCGCTGAGCACAGCTGATTGGACAACATTCAACGGCAAGCAAGATGCTTTGTCAAGTGGTGTAAACATCAAGACCATCAACTCGACCTCGATACTTGGCAGCGGCAACTATGCCACTCCGTTCGAGCTTGTTGTTGCAGCATCAGATGAGACCACTGCATTAACTACTGGTCTTGCTAAGATTACTTTTAGGATGCCGAGAGCGGTGACACTTACAGCGGTAAGAGCATCACTCACAACGGCTCAAGCAAGTGGCAGCATCTTCACCGTTGACATCAACGAAGGCGGTGCAAGCATTCTAAGCACTAAGCTGACAATCGACAACACAGAGAAGACAAGCACAACGGCTGCGACTCCTCCAGTGATAAGTGACACGGCACTTGCTGATGATGCAGAAATAACAATCGACATCGACCAGATTGGCAATGGCACTGCGAAAGGATTGAAGGTAATGTTAATAGGCAACTACGCATGAGTTTTTTAGTCAACCCATATTTGTATGCACCTAGTTGCGCTGATGCTGATGCACTTGCATTCCTATCGGCTGCAGGTATAACTGATGCAACTATCACATCTGCCATTTGCACATTGGTCACAACAATGAAAGCAGATGGAACATGGGCAAAGTGTAGTGCGATTTATCCGATGGTAGGAGGAACAGCAACAACTCACAAGTTTAACCTTAAAAACCCTGCTGATACTAACGCTGCATTCCGCTTGGTATTCTCAGGAGGTTGGACTCACTCGGCTAATGGAGCATTGCCAAATGGAAGTAATTCTTTTGCTAATACATTTGTATTGCCTTCAACTGCATTTTCATCAAATCAAAATATAAATATAAGCTATTATTCAAGAACAAGTAATAACACAACTGGATATGAATTTGGTGTAAGTTATGACAATTTTAGTGCAAGATTTGGTTTAATAGCTCGTTATTTTAATCTAAATTCTGCTTATGCTTTTTTTGGAGCTAATGTAGCTGGTACAAATCCTGATAGTAGAGGATTTTATTCTGCTAATTCTGTTTCATCAGGTGTTCAAGTTGTTAAAAATGGAAGTGTCTTAACTACAGGAGCAGTAGCAACTACCAATTTAGCATTATTTACTGGTACTAATACGGTAGTTTTAGCAGCAGAAAGAAGAAATGGTGTTCCAATAGAATATTCATCTAAAGAGTGCGCTTTTGCATCTTTAGGTAGCGGATTAACAGCAACTGAGTTAGTTAATTATTATAATTCAGTACAAGCATTTAACACAACCTTATCCCGTCAAGTATAATGCAAGTTCACCTACTCACATACGAAGAGGCTCAGAGTCTTATTGGCATTCAGTTTATGCCCGATAATTATTTTAACCCTATAATGGATGCTGACGGCAATCACATCATCAGCATAGAAGAAGTTGAGCAGTGCTCAATTGATTGGGTGAAAGCCTTACCTTTGATAACTTACAAACCTATAATATTCGAATCATGGCAGGAGTAAAAATTACAGACTTAGGAATATTGACCACAGCGGTTGATGCAGACTTACTATACATCGTGGATGTGAGCGACACATCGCAATCCCCTCAGGGTACATCCAAGCAGATTGAGGTGGGAAATATGTTTCCAAGCGGAACATGGACACCGACCATAAATACTAATTATGATGCAGTTACAGTTGATAGTGCTATTTATTCTGTAACAGGAAATGTGGTTTCTTTTACCCTTTATAATGTAGATATTAATAATAATACTTCTGCTCTTTTAGATGGATTCGCTTCATTCACACCTCCATCGGGTTTGGATATTTCCACAATAGGAGCTTGTTTTAATGTAACAAGTTTTATTAATGATTTTATTGATTCAGGTCCTGATACATCAGTCTTTTTAGATTCAGGATTAATAAAACTTCAAATTACTAATTCTGTAACGGAATTTGATAAAATAAAAGGAACAATTCAGGGGCAATATACTTTATCATGAAGACCTCATCTAACGGCATCCGACTCTTACAGGAGTTTGAGGGATTGCGCTTGACAAGCTACCTCTGCTCGGCAGGAGTGCCAACCATTGGCTATGGCGCAACCTACTATGCAGATGGCAGCAAGGTGAAGCTCGGGCAGACCATAACGCGAGACCAAGCTGATCAGCTGCTTAAGGATCACCTTAAGGAGTTTGAGGGCAGCGTGGTTGGTCTGCTTAACACAACCAAGGTGAACCAGAACCAGTTCGATGCCCTTGTAAGTTTCTGCTTTAACCTCGGCGCAGGCAACCTTGCTAAGTCGCAGCTGTTGAGGTTTGTAAAAGCCAACCCGAAAGATCCGAAGATTGCAGCTGAGTTCGCCAAGTGGAACAGGGCAGGCGGTGAGGTATCTCGTGGCCTTGTAAGAAGAAGGAAAAAAGAAGCGGAACTATATTTTGCAGCAGTTGTATAATAGATATTTGCTAAGGCATAAGACAGAGCCATTTGTGATGCTTGACGAAATGGATCTAACCTTCGAGCAGTTTGTTGAGAAATTAAAATCATCATACGTTTTTAATCACATGTGGGGCAATGACGACAAGAAAGAAAGTAAGTAAGCCAAGGCAAGTGCTTGATATTATAATCAAGCATTGGCGGCCAACAATTGGCAGCTTGGTGATTCTTAGTTCAGTCTTCGCTCTTATCTTCAAGCAGATTACAACAGAGACACTTGCAGCAATTGTGGCGGCAATGGTCGCAGCAGGATACATACCAAAAAGCAATGACAATGGATGAAGGAAGAGACTCAACATATACTACACTCGATGAAGGGTGCGTGGTGGGTATTGGCTGCAAAGTCCATACGCATCATCATGTAATTAAACTAGAGCCGCAGGTTGTGTATAAGTCAATGGAGAAATTCACTATCTTTGGCAAGCAATATTGCACTAATCAATGGGGGCAAACTTTCGAGATTGCTGCCGATGAGCCAGTGCCAGAGCCAAAGCCGATGCAACAATTCTACGCAAGCGATACAATTCAACCTACAACATCTGCATTCTTGCTTGCTCCTAAGCCAGAGGCAAAGATTATCATCAAGCCTCGGACTGAGTTCACCGAGTATAAGCCGAGTATGGATGGGCCTGTGATGGGCATGCTTTTGACTTTTACAATTTACCTCACAGCGCAATGGGCATGGAGCTCGATGGGTGCATGGAATAACCTTTATAGCGAACTCTCTGCATGTCTTCGCTCTTCATCCTAGAACATTCAATCGACCTCTTCTATGTCGTGACAGATAGTGATGGGAAGATATACACCAACAACGAGCTCTTCAAGAACTATGTCAGCCATATTAAGCCGACAAAGATCACCGACATCATAAGCATTGAAGGAGATAAGCAAGATTTCATTGAGGCAATTGCAAGAGCTCGCAAGCATTCACCTGAGCCTTCAAGAGTATATGCTCGGACAAGACAGAAGAACGCAAGCGATAGATATAATGTTTGGAACTGCTTTGCGATTGATGATACTCTTCACTTTGTTGGCATCCAGATAGTCGATGTAACTTCAATCAGCTCGCATGAGCATGAGCGGCAAAAGAACCTACTTGAGGAGTTTCGCTTTATGCTTTCTCATGAGCTCCGCCAACCACTTACCAACATAGCAGGCCTTGTGAATATGCTAATGCAGCATCAAGTCGCAAGCGATGTTGATCGCAAGGAACTGCTTGGCATGATACATACTTCAGTGAACAAGCTTGATGATGCAATCAAGGCACTTGTTAAGAAAGCAGCTCGGGAGTTATGACAGATCAGCAAGCGGATGAAAGACTGGTTAAGGTTGCCGCTTGGTATGTGATTGAGAGAGGCATGCCGGTATGCGTGGCACTGCAAATTTTGCAAGCAGAGCTCAAGGATAAAAGAGAATTTTGGGAGTCATCAAAACAACTTATTAAACTCATACAAGATGGAGTCTGTATATAAGTACATCAGCTTTGCCACAATCATAGTGCTTCTATTCCTACTGCTAAAAACTTGCAGCAATGGAGTCGAAGCAGATTATCGCCTTAAGCACACGATATATGAGGACAGCGTACTTATCGCCTCGCAGAAGAAGATAATCGCACAGGGCTCATCTGATGCAGCAAAACAAGCACAGCAAATCGCAGAGCTCGAAGTGAAAGTAAAGAACGCAAGCGAGGTTGTAAAGATTGAGACCAGGACAATCATCAAAACGCAGATTAAGCTAGGCGATACTGTAATGGTGCAAGGCAAGCCATACATCCAACTGCCAAAGCCATTCCTTAAAACAACCGAGTGGTACACAATCGGTGGCATGATTAATAGACTAGGGTGGTTGCAGATTGATTCGCTTGTGATTCCGGCTAAGTTCACTTATGCAGTTGGTGACACCATGCGCACTGGCTTCATGAATAGGCTGCTTAAGAAGAAGGACACGGTGGTCCGCCTGAGAGTCGACAATCCCAATGTGCAAGTTGTGGGGCTTGAGAATATCTACATCAAGCAAGAGAAGAAGTGGCATCAAACAACCGCATTCAAGGTGGGAGTTGGAGTGCTGATTGGGGTGGCCGCAGTTAGTGTTGTGAAATAATTAGCTTGTGTTTCAGCGAGTTAGGATAATTGCGTGTAAATAGTTTTGATTAATATTGTGGGAATCAAAATAAGCTATACATTTGTCAGACAATCATTCACTCATAAATCATTTACTCTTTCACTCATGAACACTTTTTTCAAATCACACGACAGCACGCAGTTTTTTAACTACGATCATTTATCTGGAATCATGTTGACCATTGTGCAAGATGGCTGCCATCAAGGGCTCTTCCAAAGATGCGACAAATCATCATTGATACTTGTTCGCCAATACTCCAAGGAGATGCAGCAAGGCCTACATGAATCGGTTCGCACTTATCATCCATCGGATGTTAACGAGTTCTTCAGAATGTATCAGAAGACACTGCATAATACACAAGTATCTTTTAATCAATTAATAAATCAATTCTAACTATGGCACTAAAAGCCCCATCAGGGAATAACACCTCCCGAGCAATTGCACCAGAAGGCGCATTTGTTGCAAGATGTTACCAAATCGTTGACCTTGGAACAACGATGCAAACAGGACAGTTTCCAGGCAAAAAACGCAAAGTGCAATTCATCTTTGAACTGCCGACAGAACTCCATGAGTTTGAACGTGGCGAAGGCGAGAAGCCGTTCTATGCTCGCAGCATCTACAATCTAAGCATGAATGAAAAGGCAGTAC